GCAAGATCGATGATCAAGAGTACATGAAAAAATGGCTCAACGATCCAGACAATCAATTCTTTAGAACACGACCTGGGAAAGTATGAAATACATTGCAGTCTGCACGCCAGCGCGTGACATGGTCCACACCATGTTTACCTATGATCTTGTCAATATGGTGGCGTATCACACATTGAACACCAATGATGCCGTCAGCTTGAAAATATCACAGGGGACGCTTATTGCCAACCAGCGAGCTGAATTGTGCTTAGACGCGATGCATGAAAAATGCACCCATGTGCTTTTTATTGATTCGGATATGCGGTTTCCACAGGACATGATTGAGCGTTTGCTGCAACATGACTTGGACATTGTGGCAACCAACTGCGCTCGCAGACGTATGCCTACAGGACCCACTGCACAGATTTACAAAGAGAATGGCGAGCGTGAGCTGGTATACACAATGCCCGAAACAACTGGCCTGCAAGAAGTTGGCTCAGTTGGTATGGGTGTGATGCTGATCAAGGCCAATGTGTTTGCGGCTTTGTCAGAGCCTTGGTTTGAGACTCCATGGCGGCATGACAAGCGCGGCTACATTGGAGAGGATGTTTTCTTTTGTAAGAAAGCCAGAGATGCAGGCTTTAAGATATGGATAGATCACGATGTGAGCAAGGAAATAGGCCACATTGGGATGTTTGAATTCAAGCATGACCACACTTGGGTGATGCGTGAAATCCAAGAAACTGAAAAGGTTACCTGATGGCACTCACGACTTATGCGGAGCTGAAGACCTCGGTTGGCGACTGGCTAAACCGCACTGACTTGGCGACTGCCATTTCAGACTTTGTGAGTTTGGCAGAGGCTCAAATTGAGCGCCAGTTGCGTACACGCCAAATGATTGTGCGTGCAAATGCGACATTTGCGGCTGCTGCTGAATATGGCACTGTGCCTGATGACTTCTTAGAAACTAAGTCCATCAAGCTCAACACCAATCCAATTACGAATTTGTCATTTCAAACCATTGACGCAATGGACTCGCTGTCGAACACGACTTATCTGTCTAGCGGCAAGCCACTGTATTTCACCATTGTCGGAAGTCAATTCAGACTATTGCCAATTCCTGATGGTGAATACCAGGCTCAGTTGGTCTACTTTGCAAAATTGGCTAAGTTATCAAATACAAACACCACCAACTGGCTGCTGACTCAAGCGCCTGATGTCTACTTGTATGGCTCACTCTTACAGGCTGCGCCATACTTGCAGGATGATGCGAGAATACCTGTATGGTCATCGCTGTACCAGTCGGGACTAGATCAGTTGCAGATTGCAGATGATCGTGGTTCTACATCAGGCGGTGCGATCTTGGCTAGAGCAAGGACATTTGGATGATCATTACCACCACCAAGGGCGAGATGGACGACTCATTGCTAGAAAAGCGTGAGGGTTCAATTGATACCGATACCGAGACAACAAGCTGGGTAGAGTATTGGCTTGCTGGTGAGTTGGTTCATCGATCTGTCCATATGGCGCTCAAGCGCGGTGTCTTTGCTGATGGCATCAGTCAAACAATTTAAGGGATAAATCATGGCCAATACGCAAGCAATGTGTACAAGTTTCAAAGGTGAGCTGCTTGTCGGCCACCATAACTTTGGCGTTGGCGTCACACGCGGCTCAACTGCCGCCGACACTTTCAAGGCTGCCTTGTACTTGGCATCTGCCACTGTCAATGCGGCCACCACAGCCTACAGCGCAACAAACGAGGTGTCAGGCACAGGCTACACGGCAGGCGGCGTCACAGTGACCTTTGGCACTGCGCCAAGCACCAGTGGCACTACAGCCTTTGTAACCCCCAGCGCCAGCATTAGCTATTCTGCTGTGACCTTGGCTACAGCCTTTGATGCGGTCCTGATCTACAACAGCACTCAGTCAAACAAGGCAGTCAGCGTGCATACATTCGGCAGTCAGACAGTGACTGCTGGAACATTCACACTGACCATGCCTACCAATGATGCAAGCACTGGCCTGATCAGGCTGGCTTAACTAGGGCAGCGGTATGGCTGCATATGGTTCTGGCTACTATGGTCTAGGTGCGTATGGCATAGGCAATGTCGTTATCAGCGGCAATGCGTCTACTGGTGCCGTTGGCACGCTATTAACAGACAGATCAATCCAAGAAGATGGCACTATTGCCACCGGCAATGTAGGCACAGTTGGATTAACTGTATCTGTTGCCATCACAGGCAATGCAGCTACTGGTGCTGTTGGATCGGTTTTAACAGAATCAACCAATGCCATCACCGGCAATGCGTCAACCTTGGCAGTTGGCAGCGTCACTCAGTCTGCTGCCGTTGATTTAACAGGCAATGCGTCTACAGCTGCTGCTGGCACTGTTGGATTGACAAGCACCACAGCAGTTAGCGGCAATGCTGCGACTGGTGCTGTGGAAACGATGCCATCAGAGGTCATCACTTTCCAAGCAATTACTGGCGTTGAGGGTACAGGCAATGTTGGCACTGCATCAAATGTCATATCCATAGGGATAATTGGGGTTCAGTCTATTGGCGCTGCTGGCATCATCATTGGGTATGGCTGGGGTGCTGTTCCAGATACATCAGAGAGCTGGTCACCAGTTGCAGACACATCAGAAAGTTGGTCTGATTTAGCAGACAATTCAATCACTTGGCAACAGGCCGCATAGGAGTTTTCAGCATGGCAGATACCACCACAACAAATTTATTACTGACAAAGCCAGAGGTCGGCGCTTCAACCGACACTTGGGGAACCAAGGTCAATACTGACCTAGACTTGGTTGACGCAATCTTTGCGGCTGCCGGCACTGGCACTTCAGTTGGCTTGAACATTGGATCGGGTAAGAAGCTAAAAATTGTTGGCGATGTCATTGACACCAACGGCAACGAGCTGCTGAAAGTCACAGCAACAACGTCTGCTGTCAATGAGTTGACTTTGGCTAATGCTGCTACTGGTGTCGCACCAACATTGACAGCGTCAGGTGGTGATACAAATATTGGCTTTAAGTTAGTAGCAAAAGGCACTGGCGAAATCACAGCTAAAGTTGATGGCTATGATGTATTTAATGCTTCCAGCAACTTTGGCTTCAAGAACCGCATCATAAATGGCGCAATGGTGATTGACCAAAGGAACGCTGGTGCTAGTGTTACTCCTGCAAACCTTGCTTATACATTAGACCGATGGAAAACAGAAATTTCTGCATCTTCAAAGTTTACCGTTCAACAATCATCAACTGCACCTGTTGGATTTAATAATTCTTTGTTAATTACTTCTTCTTCTGCATACACCGTTGGTGCGGCAGATTATTTTGCAGTAACCCAACCAATAGAAGGGTATAACATTGCCGATTTTGGCTTTGGTACTGCCAATGCAAAAACTGTAACTGTATCTTTTTGGGTGCGTAGTTCTGTAACAGGAACATATAGTGCTGTTTTAGTAAATCAAAACGACACAAGAGTATATCCATTTACTTACACAGTAAATTCTGCAAATACATTTGAATATAAAACAGTAACCATTGCTGGAGATATAACTGGTACTTGGCTAACAACAAATGGTGCTGGAATTAGAGTTAATTTTTATATAGGTTTGGGAACTAATTTTCAAGGTGCAGTAAACGCTTGGAATGGTGGAACTGTTTATGGTGCATCAGGAACAACAAATTTAGTATCAACTAATGGGTCTACCTTCTATCTCACAGGCGTACAGCTAGAAAAAGGCTCAACAGCAACGAGCTTTGATTACAGACCTTATGGGACTGAGTTGCAGTTAGCACAAAGATACTATGAAAAATTGCCTACTGGAGTTTATGGCACTGTTGCTGTAAGAACAACAGATTGGTATGGAAATATAATGTGGCAAGTTGAAAAGCGCACAGCCCCTACTTGTACTTTAAATGGAACTATTAACATTGTTGGAAGTGTTGGAGACATAAATACACAAACGCCAACGGCATTTGATACTGGCTCCACAAAACTAACTCGTGTCTATAGAAGTGGCAGCACGTTTACAACTCAGGCTGGTTTTTTTTATATTCCTAATTACCTTGAACTTTCAGCGGAGTTATAACCATGCAATACAAACTTTTACCTTTTGGTGGCGCTGTGCAACGTCTATCTGACGGCGCATTCATACCCTTTGCGCCCGACAACACCGACTACCAGCAATACCTAGCATGGCTTGCTGAAGGCAACACACCAGAGCCAGCAGATGAGGTGACAGGGTGAGCGACTCCATAGAAAAGGAGTTTGCCGTCCACCAAGCGATCTGCGATGAGAGATATAAATCCATCGAAGAGAAGCTGGAGAGTGGCAAGGGCAGGATGCAGAAGATTGAGATTCAGCTCTATATTGTCATTGCCGCCATCCTGTTTGGACCAGGCGTGGCCGCCGACATTGTGAAGAAACTTTTGGGGATGTAACGATGTGGACCCTCTCACGATCCTCTTGGCCGCCAGAGCCTGCGTTAGTGCTGTCACAGAGGGAGTTGCTCTGTATAAGCAGGCCAAAGAGTCTTTCATGGAGGTCAAGTCCACTGTTGAAGAAGCTATTGGTGTTGCCAACGAGGTTAGATCATTTTGGTCAAAGCTATTCGGTTCAAAGCCAGCGGCCAAACAGCCTGTCCAGCAGACGCGAAAAAAGGCAAAGTACGAAGCAGTAGACGAAGCCGTGGTGATGTCCAACATCGTCACTCAACTGTCTACTTTTTTTCGTTTGCAGGATCAGTTAGCGGCGCACTTGAGAGAAGAGGAAGAGAAGAGTAAGACTGTCTACGATCCTGACGCAAATTTGATGGAGGCCGCGCTCCACAGGATCATGGCGCAAGATCAGATGGCGGCGCTGGAAGTGGAGATAAGAGAGGCGATGGTGTACGGCGCTCCTAAAGAGATGGGTGCTTTGTACAGCCGGACGTTTCAGATGCGGGACATCATTAAAGCAGAGCAAGACAAAGCAAGGAAAAAGCGAGATGATGAATCATGGCAACGCAAGGAAAAGGAGCGACTCCTAAACGAAAGGCAAGCGTACCTACTAGCGACTTTTCTTTTCCTCCTGTATCTATGGATACTCCTCGGCCTCTTAAGCAGGATTGGGAAATAGTTATGGGGTACATCGCGGCCTTAATTTTGGTAGTTACGCTGCTCCCGCTTCTTGGAATGCTGTACATGGATGTGCTTCAAACAAAAAAAGAAGCTCAGACTCAAATTAAAAAAATGGAAACTCTTAGGCGTGACATTGAGGCTCAACAGCGAAAGGATAAAGACAAATGAATGTGTATGAAATTTGGTTTCTGTCTGTACTGCTTGTGGCGCTGACTGGCTGCGATGATCGTTACAGATATGAGTGTCAAGACCCAAACAATTGGGGTAAGACAGAATGCAAGCCACCAATTTGTACAGCGGCAGGGACTTGTCCTGAGTTGCTAGTTAAACCAGAGGAGAAGAAGTGATGCCAACAGTTGGATACAAAACAAACAACCGATTAACTGCTGACGAGATCGAAGTCCGAGTTTGGGCATTTGTCATTGTTGTGCTTGTCAGCATTCTGCTGGCCTCAATGGGTATGTTTCTCTACTCAGTCAGCTTTGTCCAGCAGCCGATGAACGGCAGCATGGCGGCCATTGATAAGGTGTACACCCAGCAGATTTCAACAATAATGGTTTTCATCACTGGGGTGCTTGGTGGTGTGGCTGGCCGGTCTGGTGTCAAGGCAATAGCCAGCGCCAGCGCCAAGGCTGAAGCTACTGATAACGACCCCCCTGCACCATGAGCCTGTTCAATCCTTGGGTAATCCTCGGCATCGTCATGGCGGTGCTGTCATCATTTGGCGGTGGATACTTTAAGGGTGAGCATGATGAGTACACGCGCCAGCAGATTGAGATTGCAGCGCTGAACGCCAAGGCGAGGGAGACTGAGCAGGCGATGGTGCAAGTGGCGCAGACTTATGGACAAACATTGCGAAAGGCGAATAATGTTGCAAAGGCTAAAGAAGACAAGTTGCGTGCTGATATTGCTACTGGCGAGCGCAGGCTGTTCATCCCTGTCAAGGCCGCCGAGTGCGCCGTATCAGCCACCAGTGATTCCTCCATTGCCGCTGGAAATAACAGCGGAGAAGCATCAGCCGAACTTGACCGAAAGACTGCTGACGATCTTGTCTCCATCACAGCCGAAGGAGACACCGCCATCCGCAAGCTCAACGCCTGCATCCAAACCTACGAAACCTTAAGGAACATGAAATGAATCTCTCTGCAAATTTTAAACTTTCGGAACTAATTAAGTCTGAGACTGCTATACGCATGGACATTGACAACACGCCAAATCATTGCGAAAACATCCTGCAACCTGTCAGAGATCACTTTGGCAAACCAGTGAAAATATCCTCTGGGTTCAGGTGTAGTGCTTTGAATCAGGCAGCCGGAGGATCGGCCACCTCAGATCATTGCAAGGGCCAAGCCTGCGATTTTGAGATTGATGGCGTACCTAATCCCGAGCTGGCAGAGTGGATTGAAGCCAATCTTAAATACACGCAATTGATATTAGAATTTTGGGTGCCAGGCGGGGATGATCCAAATGCGGGGTGGGTGCATTGCTCATATTCACCATCCAACCTCAAATCGCAGTCACTGACCGCCACCAAAGTAGCAGGCAAGACAACCTACTTGAATGGCTTGGTGGCTTAATTGGCGCTCAATCTTGGTCAGCAGATAACTACACCGGCGCAGCCAAACCTTGGCACGCCTACGCCTGCCTATGACCAAGGCTTCTTTGGTACATCATTCGGCGGCTTGAATGTGTACTTCAACAAGATAACGGCAGTCTTTGCAACGATCCTCGGACCGCGTGGTGGCAAGTACATCAACAACCCATATGGGGCGTTTCAAGACAGCACAGATCAAGTGGCGGCCAATACGACAACGGCCTACGCCGTCACACTTGACACCACCGACTTCAGCAATGGCGTTACCTTGTCGAATTCGTCAAGACTCAATGTGGCGCAGGCTGGCATCTACGATATCCAATTCAGCATTCAATTAAAGAACACCACCAATGACGGCCAAGATGTGGATGTGTGGTTTCGCAAGAACGGCGCAAACATCGCCAATTCAAACAGCAGATTTCACGTTGTAGCAAGGAAATCTACTGGCGACCCCTCTCACTTAATTGCCGCGATTAACTTCTTTGTCAGTCTGTCGGCCAATGACTACATCGAGATCATGTGGCGGCCATCAGATGTAGGTGTCAGCATTGAGCACTTTGCAGCCAGCAGCACACCCACCAGACCGGCAGTGCCATCAGTGATCGCCACACTTTCATTCATGTCCAATTTGTCTACAGAAACCGCATAATTAAGCCATGGCACTCATACCTCTCAAAATCCCACCAGGCGTATATCGCAACGGCACTGAGTATCAGTCTGCTGGCAGATGGTTTGACGCCAACTTGGTACGCTGGTATGAGAACACTCTCAGACCCATTGGCGGCTGGCGCAAGCGCTCTGCCAGCCAGTTGACAGGCAAGTGCCGAGGACTGCTGACTTGGCGCGACAACAGTGCAAATCGCTGGATCGCCGCTGGCACGCATTCAAAGCTCTTCATTATGAATGCCGCCGGCACGCTAAAGGACATTACGCCAACAAGTTTTACAGTTGGCATTGCTGATGCCGCTGTCAACACTGGCTATGGATCAAACTTCTATGGGTACTATGCCTATGGCGTGGCGCGTCCAGATACAGGCTCTGTGACGCCAGCAACGACTTGGAGCTTAGATACTTTTGGCGAGTATCTAATTGCCTGCTCAAGTGCCGATGGCAAGATTTATGAGTGGCAGTTGGATTTTGCAACGCCAACTATTGCGGCAGTTATCACCAATGCACCAACAGGCTGCGCGGCTGTGATGTCTACTGCCGAGCGATTTATCTTTGCCTTGGGTGCGTCAAGCAACCCTCGGTTAGTGAAGTGGTGCGATCAGGAATCTGACACAAACTGGACACCATCAGCCACCAGTCAGGCGGGTGACTTTGAGCTGCAAACAGTTGGCGCATTAAAGGCTGGCAAAAAGGTTCGCGGCATCAACTTGCTGTTTACTGATGTTGATGTACACACTGCAACATATGTCGGCCTGCCATATGTGTACTCATTTGAAAAGGCCGCAAGTGGATGCGGTTTGATTTCAGCGCAGGCCGTAGCAGCCATTGACACAGCCGCGCTGTGGATGAGTACATCAGGATTTTGGATATTTGACGGCTATGTCAAGCCCTTGCCTTGCGATGTCTCTGATTATGTATTTCAGAATCTGAACTACAACCAATCCTCTAAGGTGTACGCCGTACACAATTCAAAGTATGGTGAGGTGTGGTGGTTTTACCCATCCAATGCCAGCAACGAGGTGGACTCCTATGTCACCTACAACTACCGCGAAAACCACTGGAACATTGGCTCTTTGTCGCGTACAGCAGGCGTTGACAGGGGTGTCTATTTGCAGCCACTGATGGTGTCGTCTGACGGCTTTATCTATGAGCATGAGGTGGGCTATGACTATGACTCAGGCGTTTTATACGCCGAGTCTGGACCATTGGAGATCGGACAGGGTGACAACATCATGTCTGTACGCCAAGTTATTCCTGATGAGCAAACTTTGGGTGAGGTGGTGGTGAGCTTTAAGTCTCGGCTGTATCCAACATCCACAGAGTCAAGCCATGGTCCATATTCAGCGTCACAGCCAACTGATGTGCGTTTCTCTGGACGACTTGTCAAAGTGAAGTACACCGGCGCAGTGCTTGATGACTGGCGTGTCGGTGTATCCAAGTTGGATATCGTTGCGATGGGTAAGCGCTAATCGTGGCGGCGAAATAGAATCAAGATAAGAGGTAAAACATGAAAGCATCAGAAATCATATTGGCAGACGCTCAGAAAAGAGGAGTGGATGCAACCAAGGCTTTGGGCTTAATCAACAATGCTGTTAAGCAGAAAAAGGCCGTCTTGATGCAAGAGGGTAATACTGTATTGATGCTGACAAAGATAAGAGATGGGGCGGCAGAGGTGCATCTGTTTACGCAAGATGGTGTGATGGCGTTGGCTACCGCACTGACTGCTTTTGTACAAAGAGGGATCGCTCTTGGCATTCAAACCATTTATGGGAAAGCTGACAACCAACAAATTCTTGATCTGTTGAAGAGAGTTGGGATAAATGTTGTTGCCTCTGACTTACCCCAATACAACTGGAAGGCTGACCTATGAGATTCAATGATCGTAACTTTGCCATTCTTGGCATTCCAGACTTACCCATCAATGCGTTTAAACACATTGGCGACAGAAAGATTAAGCCTCAAGGTGGTGTCTCATCTGTGGTTGACTCCATTGGCGGTGCTGTTAGCGATGTTGTTGGCGGCGTATCTGATGTTTTGGCTGATGTTGATGACACTGTTAATGAAGTAGTGCCAGGCGGTTGGGCTACTGTTGCCGCTGTAACTGCGGCTACTGTTGGCTTGCCAGGTCTGCCTGTAGGTGCAGAAACAGCGGCAACAACTGCTGGTACGGCGACAACAACTGCTGGCGCTGGTACTGTTGCAGGCACAGGATTAACTGCTGGCGGCAGCGGCCTTGGCCTTAGTGCTGGTGGCGGTAGTCTTGGATTGACTGCTGGCTCTGCTGGGGCTGGCTCTATTGGTGCAGGAATAGGTTCAACGCTTGCAGGAATAAGTACAGGCATTGGCGCTGGTGCTGCTTTAGGAAGTCTTGGATCGGCAGCTGGCAGCACTATCGGATCAATGCCTGCGGCTAACTACAGCCTCACAGGTGCGGCTCCAAGTTTTTTAAGCGGTCTTGGTAGTGCTGGCTCGGCAATATTTGATTTTGCCAAAGCAAACCCTAGCATTGCAGGCTCACTGCTTGGTGCAGTAGCTGGTGCAGTTGGAGCCAATGACGCGCCAACATCACAAACTGCCACCACAAGCATTGACCCACAGATCAAGGCAGAGTATCTGCAAAACCTTGAGCGTGCCAAGACGACAGCGGCTGGCTTAGAGGCGCGTCAGATTGCACAGCCTGGCGCTATGTACACCGGCGCAGAGCAGCAGCTCTACAACCTCGGCATGACACCATTTGGCGCTGCTGACATTGCAAGGTTCTTCAACCCATACCAAGAGCAAGTGGTGCAGGGTGCATTGGGCGACATTGAGCGTACACGCCAAATGCAAGAGCAAGCAAACATGGCGCAGGCAACTGCTGCTAGAGCGTTTGGCGGTTCACGCCAAGGCGTAGTCTCAGGCATGACCAACGAGGCTGCATTGCGTCAAGCGGCCACCACTGGCGCACAGTTGCGATCTGCTGGATTCAATACTGCCGCCAACCTTGGACTGGCAGCGCGTCCCATGGACATTGCAGGCTTGCAGACTTCATTGGGACTCGGAACTACTCGCACCGCGCTTGAGCAGGCAAGGCTTGATGCGTTGCGTAATCTTGGCACTGAGCGTTTGGCTATTACTGGCGGCGCGTTGGGACTTCAGCCTGCAAATGTTGGTCAGACATCAACACAGCCTCTGTACACAAGTCAAGCAGGCAGTTTGTTGTCGGGTGGATTGACTGGAGCCTACATTGGCTCACTCCTTGGAGGTAAGGGATAAATCATGGCTACATCAGATCAAAACTTTGCAGGCTTACTTGGCGACATCTTTGGCGGTGGAGGCGGCGCTACTGGCTTGGAAGAGTATTTGACGGCAGCGCAGACTGGTCAGATGAATCGTCAGGCTCTGCTGCAAGCAGCCATTGCCGCGTCACAGGCCAGCGCACCAAGCACAGTGCCGCGCAGTTTCATGCAGATACTTGGCGCTGGACTCGCTGGTGGTCAGCAGGGCTATGCACAGGCTCAGCAGGGGGCTTTGGCTCAGTTGCTGGCAAAGCAGAAATTAGATGAGGCAAAACGCGAACAGGCATTGCAGCAATACATTATGAGCCGCATACCTGGTGCGGCTACAGGAGCAGCTCCTACAGCATCTTTGCTTTCACCTGATCAACCTATAACTGGAATGCAGGCAGCGGCATTGCCTGTTTCACAATTTGGTTTAGGTCCAACCCCACAGCGTGATGCGCTAATTGGCCAAACAATTCCACAAGATATGGCGGTGCAGACACTGCCAGGCGTTACTACTACAGCCAAAGGCAGACCCGATATTTTCTCCACATTGACGCCAGATCAGTTAGTGTTGGCCGCAATGAATCCCAAAACAATGCTTCCAAAGATATTTGAAGAGAGTCTTAAAAATGAAAGTTTTGCAACATTGACGCCAAGTGAGGCAACAGCACTTGGACTTGATCCTGCCGGAAAGTATCAGCAGAATTTGCGTACTGGTCAGGTTTCTACACTTCAAGCTGCCAAAGAAGAATTTAAAGTAGTGACAGGACTTGAGGCTGAGTCATATGGACTAAATGGCTCTAGCAAATGGCAAGTTAATAAAACAAGTAAACAGGCAACGCTTGTGCCATCAGCGCCAGGTATTTTTGGCGGTGGAATACAAGGCGATGCCAGCAATATTGTTATAGATGCAATCAACAACGGCAAGACAGATACAGTGCAATATGCACTTGCGTTTCGTGCTTTAAATATGCCTATTCCAACTGAGGAAATGCAAGCTGATGGATCACTGAAGATTGTGTATAAGCAGCCATCTCCATTGCCTGCATCATTTCCTCAACCTACATTTAAAGGAAAGATTCCAGCGGTAACTAAGCCAGTGACAGTAGTGCCTAGCACTGGACAAGCTGCTCCTGCACCAGTTACCGCAAGAGCGCCTACACCAGCTCCTGCGCCTGTTGTTTCTCCAACTGAGGGTGCTACTGCTGTTCCTTTGCCTGCTGGCGTTAAATCAACGCCCATGGCTCCAAGGCCAGAAGAGATTAGCGCAACAAGAAAAGCAGTCAATGCTGGCGTTGACTTTGTTGCGGCTCTTAATAAGATGGAAAACATGGTCAGAACTCAGGGTATGCAGATTGGCGGCATGGGTCCACAGGGTGCTGCTCAAGAAGTTATTTATGAGGATTTGCTGACAAAAATCAGGATTGCGGCTGAACTTGGTGTTTTGAACAAAGAAGATTTGCCAAGGATTCAAGCTCAACTTGGAAGTCCAACTGCTTTATCAACATACATCAAAGGGCTTGGCGGTCCATCTGCTTTCTATTCCCAAATTGGTGAATTGAGAAATAAAGCAATTGAAGAAACCATAAGAAAGAATTTGCAGTTTGGTCAGCCAGTTATGAATTTGCCAAGTACATTCTCAATTGCTGCTCCAGTAGCAAGACCTGCACCTATGGCTCCTCCACCGCCTTTGATTAACGATATTTTGCTTAAATACCCACCACCAAGGAATCAATAATGGCAGACCCAACAATTGATGATCTGTATAAGTCTTTGCAGGCTGCTGACGCTGCTGGTGACACCAAGGCGGCGCAGGCGCTTGCCGATTACATTCGATCTTTACAGATTCCAGCGCCAAGCGAAAAACAGATTGAGATGACTACTGGCGCACCACTTGGTGTGAGAGCTGCTGTTGGCTCTGCCACTACCATGCAAGACAAACTTGCAACGCTCAAACAATTCTTTCCTGACGCGCAACCATACGACAAAGAAAACTTCATCTATACCGATCCAAAAACTGGACGAACAACATTGATGAATGAAAAGAATCCTGTATTCTTTGGCGTGCCTTTGCCAACAATGGGTGATGTGGCCGGCGCTTTGCCTGAGATTTCAGAGTTTGTTGGCGCTGGTACTGGTGCTGCTCTTATGTTTCCATTTGGACCGCCAGCAATGGTTGGCGGCGCTGGACTTGGTGGTGCTGCGGCCAAAAAGCTGTACGAGATGGGTATGCAGTATGGCGGCCCAACTGTAGAAACTAGAGGCGGTGCAGAGCAGGCTACAGGCGTCATAAAAGATATTTTGTTGAATGCCGTTGGTCAGCGTGGCGGCCAGCTCATGGAGCAGTATTCTCCATATCTCTTGTCTCCAATTCAACAGCAACTGATGGGACTGCGCCAAGGCATACCACAAGCAGCGGCAAGACTTGGTATTAAGTTGCCTGCTGGAGTTGCTACGCAAAGTCCTGCTGTTCAGCGCCTAGAGGCTGGACTGGCGCAGACACCTGGCGGCGCTCAAGTCATTGCACCAAAGTATGAATTGATGCAAGAGCAGATGGGGACTGCTGCAAGAAATATTGCTGAAGATATTTCTCAAGTTGGCAAAACTCCAAGCGTTATACCTACACCACCATTCACAGAAAAAGGCGGTCTTGGCGAGTTTGTTAAAAAAGGCGCCGAAGCTGCTGCAAAGAGATTTGCAGTAAGACGCGAACAGATTGATGATGTCGTTGCCTACACCATTGGGCCAAACAACAGATTTGCCGCAAACAATACAGCTCAATTGGTCAACCAATTAAATGCTGAAATTGCTACAAGTCCAAAAACATTAGGACCAATGCTGAGTCCAGTTATTCAGCGATCTATGGGTGTTGTTGATGATGCAAATGCAGGCTTTGGTGGCGTGACATTTGATGCATTGCGCCGTCTAAGAACTCAAATTGGCAAAGATATTGAAAGGCCTGACATCAGTGGCTATTCAAACACCAAAGAGTTGAAGAGACTTTATGCTGCATTGAGTGCTGACATTTTTCAGGCGGCAAAGCAATCAGGCCCTATTGCAGAGCGCTCTTTGAAATTGCATGATCGATATGTCAGGTTTAATCGTGAAGTCAATTTGCCTGCACTGCAAAAGATTGCAGATCAAAATCTTGATGTGAATGCCGTCAACTATGCGATGGCAGGCACAAAAGATGGCATGGGAAGACTTCAAGTATTGGTGCGTAACTTCAAGCCGGAAGAGAGAGACACATTGGCGGCATCAGTGTGGCAGCAGTTGGGAAATGCCAAAGCTGGAACGAAAGAGGGCGCAGACATAGGTGCTGACAGTTTTGAATTCAACGCCAATACATTTTTGACAAACTGGAATGGCTTAAGCGACAGCGCCAAGCAAGTCCTGTTTGGCGGTGAGAGATACCGCAATATCATTCCTGCCATCAATGACTTGGTGAAGATCAGCACTGGTGCGCGTGAGGCTGGAAAGGCCGTCAATGTCTCAAATACTGGCGGCGCTCAGATGGTTACATCAGCCTTGTTAGGTGCTACTGGAGCAGGCTTTGGTGGAATGGGTGGTGATGCAGCACAAGCATTGCTTGGTGGAGCAGGAGCTTTAACTGGTCTTGTCTTATCAAGTAATGTGGCCGCAAGACTTCTAGAGAGTCCACGCTTTATCAGATGGGTGTCAGACACCAGCCGAGCTGTTATTAATAATCCAAATTCTCTGACCACTCAGATCGCCAAGTTATCAGCAATTGCTACTGCTGATCCAGCAGCCAGCGATGCTATTGAGGCGTACTACAAACAGATTCAACCCATCGCACTTCAGATGCGTAGAGCGAGGTAATAGATGGCAACTCAATTCACAGGACTGCTTGGCGATCTACTTGGGTATATGCAAGACCCAAATAGGACTCAGCAGATGCAAGGATTTGGCGGCCTGCTTCAGTCTGGTCTGACATCAGTTGAAGAGTCACAAGCCAAGTTTCGTGATTTGAATAAACGAGCATTTGGCGACAAGAAAAATCCCATGAAGGTGACAGATCAAGACGCATTTGATCAGCTCACAGAGATGACTATGAATGGTCCTATGGGCTTTGCTCCTGCTGGCGTAGTGAAATTGGCAAAAACAAAAGTCTTAGGATATGACCCTCAAAAATTGACAGAGAGATATCCAGAAGTTGCGCCTGGTTTGCCTGCTGTTGATCCTAAAACAGGTAAAGAATACATTGCAAAACAATTATCTGCTGAAGCTGAAGCAGTTCAAAAAGCACGCAATGCTGCACAAAAGGACATAGAAAAAGGAAATTACCAACCATTCTTTGATGTTTCACAACGTGCTTATGTTGATCCTACAAACTACCCATTACAAGGTAGAACATTGACTGATGTCATTCCTGCAAAACAGCAAACAATAGATAAATATCAAGCAATTTACGATACACCACAAGCAAGAGCAAATTTATCTGGTGCATATGAAAAAGCAGTAAATGATCCGCTTGCCCATAATTGGTACGCAATGAAGCAGTACGAGGATCAATTCGTTAAAGAGTTTGGTCCCAAAAAAGGCCGTCAGTTATTTAAAGAGAGATTTGCAGATGCAATGGCAGCTACTACTGGTGGAGCTGATCCAAAGGCAAATTTCTTGATGGGGCAATATGGAAATTTCTTGCGTCAAAAAGGTGTTTCTCAACCATCTTCAGCAGTAGATTTTCCACATCCAATAGGTGGAAGATTTGCAAGTGGGAATATGTCTTTGTACGACAAGCTGATCAATCAAGGTCAAGGCTTAACTGTACAAAATCCCAAAAGACATAATTTTTCTGCTAACTTTTTAGGTTACAGAGATAGACCAACTATTGATGAACAAATGAGCCAGCTATATCAAGGTGGACTACTTGCACCATATCCAAATACTTATGGTTTGGCTGAAAGTGTATTAAATGATGTCGCAGCATCCAAAGGAATAATGCCTGTAAATTTACAAGATGTTGCATGGATTGGAGCAAAGGGTGCTACTGGCAAACCAATGATTCAAAATATAAATGAAGCAGTTGAAAGAACCAGCAGAATCACTGGACTAATGCCAGATGAAGTTATGAAGAAGATGCTTGCTGGAGAGATTCCAACCTATTGATGACATCAACAAGTCCAATGATGAGTTGACACAACTCAAATGACTCATCATTTGATGGGTTTAACTCTATGATTTGAGCTTTTTCCAAAGCCATGTCTACAAAATCTTTATCCATCATCTATCTCCAAACAGCGCAGCCACCAGCGGATCGCGCTTAATTTTCCACTTCTTTGCTCTTTCCTTAGCCATGCGAAAAGCATGATCGTCAAGGGACTCTTTGGATCGCCAGCGCTTAAGCCTCTCCTGTGATGTCATAGGCTTTGGCTTTTCGGCGTCAGTGCCTATGCCATGCCTATATACGGCCACCAGCACATTACCTGATCTGCGCCATTCCTGTATGTGGACAACACCTTGCTGGCGCAGTTTGTTGATCAGTACTTGAGCCGACCTCTCACTGCAATACACCTTGGCGGCCACCTCTGGAGCTGTACAGCCAACGCGCTGGAGCAGATTGATGATGCGTGGCAGCCTGACAGACTTCATTTATAACTCAATCTCTTTTTTGTGCTCAAACAGGCGGCGCTCAAGCCTTTGGATTCTTTCCTCGTTGTAGTGCATGGCGGCATTAGCGTATTCGGCGGCAGTCTCTGCTTCCAGTTTGCGTAAGTGTGCTTCTTGCAATTCGACGTAGATCACTTCATAGATAGTCTTTGGTCTAAGAATATCCTTGATGTATTTGATTGTTGTCTCTCTAAAGGTCATGCTTGTCCCCTTGCAAATCTACTGTCTTTTAGGAATGATCTCAGCCACTTACCTTTGCCCAAAATGACCCATTCTTTGTATTCACTCTCGGTTAATTTAACGCTTACGCCTCTGCCATTCTTAGTCATTTCTTTTCTAAGTCTTGGCGCTGGTTTTTCTTCAATCATTATTCAACCTCAAAATTTAAAAGCACCCACACAAAAACAAATATTGTGCTGAGCACAACAGCAATTGCAAACAGGGACATAAGGAAAAAGATTATTGCGGTTTCCATTGTTTGGCCTCACTTGGTGGAACCCACCCAAAGCGCCGCCAAGTGGCTTGCACATCAGTGGGTTTAGCGTATTTCAACTCTTTGGCAAAGGCACTTGGGAGCGTCACTGTCGTGCCTGCTGGTGGACGCCAATTGCTTGTCATTTGCCTGCCGCCAGTAGTTCCATCTCAGCGTCCTTGAGGCGGTCTTGGATGCACTTCATTTCGTAGTCGAGCTGGTCGATCTTGCGTTGCATACGCTCACGTTGAAATGTCTCGCCATGCGCCCAACCCAGCACAGTGCCGGCGGTCAGTGTCTTGCGGATGAGCTGCACCATCTCGTTGCGCGTCATTACGCCAATGGCCGTGTCTGTGGGCGGTGAGAAGCGCAGCACCTCGGCATCTATCTCGTCTTGCATCTTCTTAGACATGAGTATCTCCTTGGGGTTGAGGGGTTGACCAGGCATGGACAAGCAGCGTGGCGTTGTAGGGTATCGGTGTAATGGTAGACACAAACAGACCCTTACCGCGCTGCTTGCGTCCCCATGCGTCTATGGCATTGACATTCTTTAAGTCACCGCGCTTGACGGCTGAGTAGACCTTGACGCGCTCAAAGCCGCCATCCTCCAGCTCGGCCATGCTGCGCGGTTCTTGGCAGAAGTCTTGAAGGTCAGTCATTCTTCCCTCGCTTTCATCATTGCGTCTGCTTGATGGTATGCAGCTTTTGCGGTTTCACTTGGCATCATGTGTTGTCTCCAATCTGAATCTGAACAAAACCCTTGCATAGCCTTTGCAGCAAAATAATCCCGCAAGGTCATGCCCTTGGGATTTTCTTTGCCATCTTGGGTGATGTAATCAATAGATGGGAATGCTAGTGGGTTGTTCATGTTGCCCACCATGAAGCTAAGAGGACTGCAAAGCCAATGCCGATAGCAATGGCGGTGAGAATGTCGGGGATTGATTCTTTCATGTTGTCTCCTTAAAGTTGGGGGCTTGCGCCCCCTGTGGTTGATTACCCTGCTGCTTTCTCTGCAAAAACACGCTTTAACTCTGTACCTTGATCCACATAAGCGTCAGAGCCGTAAGCTGGATCGACTTCTTCCCAAAGATCGGCATCCAACTTAGCGCCAGCGGCTAATGCGGCGTTAACGCGAGCTGCTAAACGATCTGCTTTGGCTGATGCCTCTTCACGCAAATCAGGAAAACAAGCATCGCCAGTGTCTTCACAAACGACTTGCTTAGTGCCATTAAAAATTGCGTTATGACGAAAGCGGCGACCAGCTGCATCTTCCATCAAAACATAAAAGCACTCGGCGATGAATGGATGACCATCACAGGCATAACCAGCGTTGAAGAGATCGGATGCGGCGTAAGCGGTAAAAGTTGCGTTTGTCATTTTGTTTTTCCTTGGAGTTAATTAATTGAGGACTTGATAATATCACGCATGACTAATTCGTCAACAACTATTTATTAGACCTCACAAAGTAGTCAACTATTATTGTTGTAAACTCAACAACGGCGGGTTTTCCGTCAGTTGCCTTTTGGGGGTTGGCTTGCGCTGACCCCCTTTTTTTGCCTTAAACTTGACCATCTTCACAATTTATGGTTAACATACTCCACATGAAAACGATTTCACAAGAAGCACTATCCGCAATTCGCCACAAGGTTGAGGCCGCCGGCTACAAGATGAGTGACGTATGCCGCGTTGCCGAGATTGATCAAGCGCAGGTATCCCGCTGGATGTCAGGAACCACAGAGCCACTATACGGCAGCGTAATGCGCTTGGATCAGGCTGCCGATGCGCTGGTATCAGCTCGCCTCATAGTGCTTAACAAAGCCATGGAGGACGCCGTCAAATGAGCCGCGTCATAGGTATTGATCCTGGTCTTTCAGGCGCTGTAGCGGTGCTTTACGGCGACACGCTGCGCGTTGTTGATATGCCCACCATGACTGTGGAGCGCAACGGCAAAGCCAAGCGCCAAGTCAGCGCCAACGAGCTGGCCGAGCTGCTCTACAGCTGCCAAGGCGAAGACTGTCATGTCTACTGCGAGCGCGTGGCAGCCATGGCAGGCCAGGGCGTCACCAGCGTCTTTAGCTTTGGGCGCAGCTTTGGAATGATTGAGGGCATATTGGCCGCGCTCAAGATGCCTGTCACCTTTGTGGCTCCAGCCACTTGGGTGAAAGGAGTTGGCCGTGGGCAAGGCAAGGATGCCAGCCGCGCTCGCGCCATGGAGATATTCCCCGACTATCAAGATCAATTCAAGCGCGTCAAGGATGACGGCAGAGCTGACGCTTCACTCATTGCTTATTGGGGTTCTAAACATGGATAACAAAGAACGCCAAACCATGCGAGAGCACATCATCTACTTGGCAAATCAGTTGGAGTTAACCCGCCGAGCCAATCAGCAGCAGATCGTCTTCATCAAAAGAATACTAGACCCCGAAGACTTAGGTCACGCAGTCAGCAATGAATGCCGGCAGATCGCATACACATTACTTATCAACAGCTCACACCAAGAAAGAGACTCATGGCAACATCAAGACAACCCCTAAGACTCAGGCCAAGTGCAGCGTCACGCTGGATCGCCTGCCCTGCCAGCGCCAAGCTAAGTGCTTTAGTGCCTTACCAAGAAAGCGGAGATGCAGCCAAGATCGGCACAGCCATTCACGCGCTGGCCGAGACTTGCTATCAGCTCGACACCGACCCCATCGACTTTGTCGGCCAAGAGGTCGAGGGCATCACAATGACTGAAGAGAACTGCGACTTTGCCTTGGAGCACATCAAGGCAATATGGGCGATTCAAGATGAGGTGGGCAAAGATGGATTCATCAGGGTCGAGGCTGATGTCAAGCTCTACCACACCAATGATGTGCTGCTGCAAGGTACAGCCGATGTACTTGGGTTCTCAAACATCACAAAGAAGCTGACCATCGCAGACTTGAAGACAGGCCGCGGCTATGTAGATGCTGACTCTGAGCAATTAAAAATATACGCACTGGCTGCCATGGCCTCGAAGATATTGCAGCCTAAAGAGATTGAGTTTCAGATCATCCAGCCGCATCACGGCGAGAAGCGTATACACCGCATGAGTGCTGACGAGCTTGGTGTGTGGGAGACACAGGTCCTACTTCCGGCCATTGATGACGCCATCAGCGACAACCCTACATACAGGCCATCAGAGGCAGCCTGCCAGTGGTGTCCAGCCAAGCACATATGCAGCGCACAAAAAGAGCAATTCGATATCGTGGCGGCGCAACCTGACATCAGCGTCATGTCAAAAGATGACATCAAAGAGGTGATGTTGTCTCTCACGCCGGAACAGATCACCGCCATCTTAGACAAAGCGCCATTAGTGGAAAAGTTTATTGAAGCAGTCAAAGAGCACGCCACTAAGCAGATGGAGGGCGGTGCAGTCATACCAGGCTGGCAGCTACAACCCAAACGCGCCAGCCGCAAATGGATTGACTCAGAAGTAGCGCGTCAGGCATTAACTGACGCTGGACTTACAGACTCACAGATATTTGAAACTGAATTGATTTCTCCTACGGCGGCAGAGAAACTGCTACCAAAGGAACAAAGAGTTATCTTGGACGCATTGACGGCCAAGGTATCAAGTGGACTCACGCTGGCAAAAGACCGCAGCTTGAGTCAATAATGCAAACCCTGTAACTTTAGAAAGCAAAACGCAAAATGTTAAATCTCTCATCCGGTGGTGGTAATGGTAATTACATCAGGTTCTCACCTCAAGCAAATGCTTGGACAAACAGCCTCGGCGCTGAAATTCAATTAAAGAAAATCGTGTTTGACATCGATGCGGTGCAGACAGGCTGGCTCCAACTTGGTGTCGGCATACGCGACTGGCAACCCGACTCAGAGTTGGGTAAGAAAGGCGCACAGCCTACACCTGACCACAAGCGCGGCTTTATCGTGACCTTTTACAACAAAGAAATCGGGACTTGTGAGTGGTCGTCAAGTGGTGTTGGTCCGAACATGGGACTGGAAAAGCTCTACACCGAATGCGCTGGACAGCGTGCCGCCAATGCAGGCAAGTTGCCTGTGCTTGAGTACACCGGCAGTAAGCTGGAGAAGATCGGCAAAGGCACAACGCGCATTCCCAACTTCAACATTGTGAGTTGGATTGACAAGCCTGCTGGCATGAGTCAAAGCGATGAGGAGTATGTCGCACAGGCAGTGGTGGCTCCAGCGCCTGCGCCAAAAACTGTTGCTGCACCAGCGCCAGCGCCTGTGAAGACAGCGATGGCTGCCGCCATTGAAGATGACGAAATGTTTTAACTGAAAGCAAGTAAGTGCCGAGGTGTAACAGCCTCGGCTTTTTTTTCCTCTAAAAAAATACAACATGAAATATCTCTCACTATGCAGTGGTATTGAGGCGGCAACAGTAGCATGGCATCCCCTTGGTTGGGAAGCAGTAGCGTATTCGGAGATCGAAAGATTCCCATCAGAAGTGCTTGCACATCATTACCCATCAACGCCAAACCTTGGCGACATGACGAAATTTAAGGAGTGGACAAATGTCTCAGATGTCGATGTTCTCGTTGGAGGAACACCATGCCAGTCATTCTCAGTCGCAGGACTCAGAAAAGGACTGGATGACCCGCGTGGCAACCTCATGCTTACCTATCTTGCCATTGCTCGTCAATATAGCCCCCGATGGTTGGTCTGGGAGAACGTCCCTGGCGTGCTATCCAGTAACCGAGGACTCGACTTTGCCTCACTACTTCGAGGGATGGGAGAACTCGGGTATGGGTTCGCCTACAGAGTTCTTGACGCTCAGTACTTCGGAGTGGCACAGCGACGCCGCCGTGTGTTCGTTGTCGGATACCTTGGAGATTGGCGACTTGCCGCGGCGGTTCTTTTTGAGCGCCACAGCCTGCAAGGGCATCCTGCGCCGAGCAGAGAAAAGGGGAAAGGTGTTACCTCCTACACTCGAGGCAGCATTGGAGGGTATAGCGAGGGTGTCGGAACTCTGATGGCGCATGGTGGGGATATTGGTGGCGGTTCGGAAAATTTAATTGCCGCCCGCATGGTTGCTTTTGGTGAATACGCAGTTGATGGAACAGCTTCAGCAATGAAAGCAAGGGATTACAAGGACGCAACTGACTTGGTGGCGCAACCAATCCCGTTTGACACAACGCAAATAACATCACCGCAAAACGGCAACAACCCAAAGTCAGGTGATCCATGCCACCCATTAGCGGCAGGAGCTCATCCACCAGCAATAGTGCAACCCATCTGCCTGATGGATCAAGGCGGTAGCGTGATGAATATTGAGCATGACATGACAGGCACTCTTAGGCGTGAAACGCATGGGCATGAGCCTATCGTGATGCAACCCATTGCATTCAGCGGTCAGATGTCAAACCCGCAAACAGATGTGGACATGACGCAAACTCTGCAAGCAAAGAATCCGATGGCGGTTGCAGTAGGTACAGACTTGTACAACCTGTCAATCACAGGCGATGTGGCGGCCTGCATGAGTACCGCTGGAAGCACCTCAAGTAAAACTGGTCCGACAGTCATGCAAGCAATGGCAGTGCGCCGTTTGACCCCTGTTGAATGCGAGAGACTCCAAGGCTTTCCCGACAGCTACACCGACATCAAAAGCAAAAACAAACCTACACCTGATGGTCCGCGCTACAAAGCATTGGGCAACAGCATGGCAGTGCCTGTCATGGCGTGGATAGGGCAACGCATAGAACAAGTAGAGGCGATATGCAAGCAGAACAAATAGCCAAGAGCTTGGGCAACGCGAAAAGAGCCAACGGCCAATGGGTGGCATCATGCCCAGTGCCGTCCCACGGCAAAGGCAATGGAGACAAAAACCCATCACTGTCAGTACACATAGATGACGAGGGCAAGGTTTTATTCCATTGTCATGGTGGCTGCACACAGGAGTCAGTATTTCAAACCATCAGGGATATGCAGCTCCTACCCGAACTGGAAGAGCGCCCCGATCCATTAGCCAACATCAAGCCATTACCCAAAGTGGAGTTTCAGCAGGAGTGGCAGTACCAAGACGAGGACCGCGTCACAGTCTTTGTCAAGCACCGGCTGCGCGTAGGGGAGTCTGGCAAGACTTATAGGCTCTATAAAGTTGACAGTGACGGCAAGCGCTACCCTACGCTAAGTGACGCAAGGATCGTCCCCTACAAACTGCCAGAGCTGCTGGACGCGAAGACGGCGGGAAGAATAATCTATCTCGCGGAGGGAGAGAAGGCGGTGGACGCGCTGATGTCTCTCGGCGTGGCGGCAACCACAGCGCATAGTGGCGCAGGGCATTGGCCGGAGGCCATCACCGAATACTTTGCTGGAGCAAATGTAGTCATCCTGCCGGACAACGATCTGTCAGGCTGGTCCTACGCACGCAAGGCAGCAGAGGCCATCTTGCCAATTGCCAAGGCAGTCAAGGTCGTTGACCTCGGACTGCAAGAGCAGGGCGATGATGCCTACGAGTTCATCGAGGCAGGGGGCGGCAGGGCAGAGCTGGCGGCACTGGTCAAGGCAGCGCCAAAGATCATCAGCGTGGATGATGTAACGATACCCGAAAGACTACAGGCTTATCAACCGAATGCGCCAATTGATGTGCCGCAACCACCAGCAGAGGACATTGCCAAAGAGTTTGCGCCTGACCCGCCAAAGGAAGCGCCAGCACCAAAGCCAACTAAGACCATCAAGATTGAATCTTGGGACGAGATACAGGACGAGCCAGTTGAGTGGCTGATAGAGGGGGTTATCCCTAAAGGATCATTTACAGCGCTTTATGGACCGCCAGGCAGTTTCAAGTCGTTCATAGCCCTAGACATTGCCGAGGCCATAGCCACAGGGCGCAGTTGGATGGGCAGGCCAGTTAAGCAGACAGGCGCGGTGCTGTACCTTGCAGGAGAGGGCTTTGGCGGTATCGGCGCACGCATCAAAGCTTGCAAGCTGCACCACCAAACCGAAGATGGAGCACCCATATACATAGTTAGGCACCAGTTAAACCTGAGGTCTAGTGCCGAGGACTTCAACGCGCTGATGTTGGCAGTGGTGCAGCTGGTGGAGCAGACAGGCATGGAGTTTCAGTTAGCCATAGTGGACACATTGGCTAGAGCATTTGGCGGCGGCAATGAGAACTCCAGCGAAGACATGGGCGCATTCATTACGGCCATGGGTAAGGTCCAAGAATTCCTTAACTGCGCCTTGATGGTGCTGCATCACAGTGGCAAAGACGCCGCCAAAGGACTGCGCGGGCATTCTTCCCTGCTTGGCGCAGTAGATACAGAGCTTGAACTACTGCGCTTTGACGAGCAGCTTAAGGGCGTGATCACTATCAGCAAGCAAAAGGATGGAGCCGACAACGAGCGCTTTGGCTTTGAGATGGTCGAAGTACAGATCAGGCCATTGGTAAGTAGCTTGGCGGTGCAGGCCAGCGACTCAGCCGTCAACGAACAACCCAAAAGGGCAGGCAAGAGTAACGCGGGAGGCGGTAAGAATCAGCGACTGGCGATGCAATGCTTGGAGCGAATGGTTAAAGAGCATGGAGCGCCAAAGTACATCGATGGTTTACAACGCCATGCCATCAAGTTGGAGGTGTGGCGGCAGGAATTGTGGTCAAAGATGGGGTGTACTGATGAGGATAAAAGCTCATTCAAGATGGCGTGGAAGCGTGCCAGGGACGATCTACAGAAGTCAGGCGAGGGAGATATTAGGGATCAATATGTGTGGTTGCAGCGTAAAAGTGAAGACTTTGATGCTGTATGAATAGACAGTTAACAAGTAACAAACAGGTAACAAATGTAACTTGTTTGTTCCGTACAGGTAACAAGTAACAAACCGAGAGTCTAAGACTCGGAGGTTTGTTACCACTGTATGTGACCAAGTAGCACCAAAATAGGGATAAACGAAATGGCGACAAAGAAGACAGCAAACAAGCATCCAGTGGTAGAGCAACCAAGTCCAAAGGCAGACTCTTGGACAATTCACGTTCAATCAAAGTTGGTGGAATTGGAGTCGGTCAAAGCCGCTAGTGATAGGAAATGGGGAGAAAACCGACTGTGTACTTTGGTAAACAGTGAGGTGAGGGAGAAATTCTGGACTCAGAACACAAGATTGCATCAAGCGATGGCGGCTAGAGATCAGGTGAAGTTTGATTCCAGCGTGGCGGGAATGATCAGGGCGTATGCCGCGTTGGATCAGATGGCTACAGATGATGGCTGCGAGCCAGCCGAGACAGGCATACCGAGGATTGAGTGGGAAATGCAAAATGGCCAGACTATGGTCATTGTGCGAACAGTCAACGAGGCAGTGGCCATACAGAAGTCCCGACAAGAAATATCCAACCACCACATTTGGTCAATGCAGGAAATCGAAGCACTGCTTGCCGATCCTCGGATGCAGGAGGTGATCAAGATCAAGGCGCTGTTTCCAACGGCGCAGCTCACCAGTTTCAAACCAACATCAGAATTCAAGCCTGGCGGTGCAACAGGGTTTGATGACTTTGTCGATGACCTTACTTTCAGCGACAATGACACCATGGATTACAAGTTCAACTCTAAGCAAGCAGAAAGGTTCAGAGATGGCTCAAATTAAGCTCATGGCGGCATTTATCAGCGAATGGGTACTGGACATAGTCCAGCGCATCAAAATGGCTTTAAAGCGGGGTTAAGCATGGCTGGTACACCAAAGCGAAGAAAGGATGTCGCATTTCTCAACGATATGCCAGAGGAAATGATATTTGCCATGGTTGAGTCAGGGAAAAGCATTGGCGACATCTGCATTGAGCTGGGCATAGGCAAGCGTGCGCTAGACGATTGGATTGAGGAAAACGATCACAGTGCTATGATTACACGCGCGCGCACGCGTGCCGCCGATCTTATGGCCTGTGACACGATAAAGATCGCAGACGGCATGGATGTCGATCACGCGCAGCGCGATGTCCAGCGCATCCGCACGCGCCAGTGGCTCGCCGAGAGGTGGGATCAGAAAACTTATGGCTTACAAAAGGCGCAGCAGATCAACATCAACGTGCAAGACCTACGCATGGCGGCACTGCGCCATGTCGAGGTCGTTGATGACTTATCCACAGAAAAAAGCCAATGATGTACACGCTGCCCTGTGGACAACTGCAAGTTGCCTACGCAATAGGCAAAAACAGCGGAGTTATCCACATCTGGGTTAACATAATGGACATCGTGTTAAACCGATATTGTAAGCGATCTGTAAGGAAGTATATAAATCAATGACTTACGCTTATAA